CTGCTACTGCAGCACAAACAGTATTTACTACTGACGTTTCATTTATAGATGGATATGAGCAGGTGTTCTTTAATGGAATGCTTTTACTTCGCACCACCGACTATACAACTTCTAATTCAAATACAATTACCCTAGCATCTGGGGCGGCGGTTAATGATATAATAGAAGTAGTAACAGTAACTAACTTAAACTCAGTAAATACATATACTCAAGCAGAAATTAACTCAGCAATTTTAATTGCCGTTCCTTCCCAGACTGGGAATAGCGGCAAGTATTTAACAACAAATGGCACAATCTCATCTTGGGCAACAATAGATTTATCTTCATATTTAGCATCATCAACTGCAGCATCAACATATGCTACAATTACAAGTGTTAACAATATAGAAATAGCAAATATAATGGGAGCATACTAATGGCAAATATAGCAAAAGCACTGGTAAGAGCAGCAGCAGCAACATCTTCTGCAACACTTTACACAGTTCCATCATCAACAACTACAGTTGTAACAAATATTGTAGTAACTAACTCAGCAGCAACTGCTGGCACATTTACAATTACTTTAGATGGAGTAGATCTATTTAAAACATGTGCAATTGCTGCAAATACAACAGCTATGTTTGATGTAAGACAAGTATTAGCAACAACAAAGATTATTGCTGGCTTTGCCAGCGCAGTAACAGTTAGCTTCCATATTTCTGGAATGGAGATTTCATAATGGGATCATCCATATTTCCTGTAGCATCCGCATCAGCTCCTACACCTAAAACAATAAGATACACTTCTGGCACAACAGTTTTTACTGCACCATCTAACTGCTCTTCAATTTCTTTATTTATGATTGGTGGCGGTGGCGGTGGTGGTGGAGCATCTGGCGACACTACATCTGGCGGAGGAGGTGGAGGAGGCGGAATGTTTATGAGAGATGTTCCCGTAACTCCTGGAACATCCTATAACGTTGTTATTGGCGCAGGAGGAGCAGCAGGATCTACAGTCTCTGCTGGATCAACTGGAGGGTCTTCATCATTTGGTGCTTTAGTTACAGTACTTGGCGGCGGCGGAGGAATGGGATTACATTCCAATGGAACAAAATATGTTGCATCTAGTGGTGGGGCAAATAGTGGTGGATTAGCAACAGCAGCTACAAATACTAATGCTGGTGGCGGTGCTGGAGTAATGCAAGGATTTGTTTCAATGGCTTTTTATTCTAGAGAAGATCGTCCAGATAATACTACTAACAATTATAGTCCAAGACCTACTGGCTCATTAGGTAATTTTGGCACTTCTGGAAATAGTTCTAGTGGATCAAATGTTGGCGGTAAGGGTTGGCTTGGATTTTGTGGCGGCGGTGGTGGAGGATCTGCGTATGTAAAATATGGAGTTCCTGGTCAAGATGGTGGCGGAGGTGGTGGTAGTTCAAGATATACAGAGACAGGATATCTTCCAACGGCAGGAACAGCTAATACTGGTGGTGGTGGCGGCGGAGCAGCAGATACTGGAGCAGCAGGCGCAGGCGGCTCAGGATATGCAGAAATTACATATTGGTCATAAGGAGAATAAAAAATGGCACATTTTGCAGAACTAGATAGTAATAATAAAGTAGTCCGTGTAATTGTTGTATCTAATCAAGATACTGCAGATGAACATGGAGTGGAGCAAGAGTCTATTGGAATTGCATTTTGCAAATCTCTTTTTGGAGAAGAAACAAATTGGATTCAAACATCATATAATGCATCATTTCGCAGAAAATATGCGGGGGAAGAAGATATATATGACTCATCAAATGACATATTTATTAGCCCACAAAGATACCCTTCTTGGGTATTAGATGAAAATTTTAATTGGACATCACCAGTTCCATTTCCAAATGACGGCAAGAAATATAATTGGAACGAACAAACAGTTAATTGGGATGAAGTAACGGAATAAAGGAGAATAAATGTCTAGAATTAGAGATTTAGCAAGTATATTAACAGCATCTTCAGTTTTGGGGACAGATGTTGAAGTAGCTACTGCTGTTTCTAATCATTCCGCCCTTACTGCTACACATGGAGTAAGTGGAGCAATTGTTGGAACAACAGAAACTCAAACTCTTACTAATAAAACAATTGATACTGCAAGCAATACAATTACTGGAGCAGTTACATTAACTGGCACTCAGACTCTTACTAATAAGACACTGACTAGCCCTGCACTAACTACACCAACAATTAGTACAGCAACAACTAATGGCGATATCCTTTATGGAACTGGCTCTGGTGCTTTAGCCCGTCTGGGTATTGGTACTACTGGTCAAGTGTTAAATGTGGCTGGTGGTGTGCCTGCTTGGGCTACGGCTGCAGGAGTAAGCGGGTGGACTGCTTTTACTCCTACTTATACAAACTTTACACTAGGCAATGGAACGGCAACTGCTGCTTATCGTGAAAATGCCGAGATGGTAGACCTTTTTATTAAAATTACTTTAGGAAGTACCAGTTCCATTACTGGTACTTGGGGTATTACTTTTCCTGTAAATGCTCATTCAAGTCTTTATCAAGGTGTCTTTATGGGCGGAGTGTTTAATAAAAGCGCAGCCTATTATATACCCGCAGGCGCTCTTGTTAATAGTAATACTAGTTTTATTCCTGTTAGTTGGTTTGTTAATATTGGAAATATGGCTCAAGATTGGCTTTTCCAAAGAAACTCAAATGCAACAACTCCTTGGAACTGGGCAAGCGCAGATAATTTTACTATTCAATTTTCATACAGAAAGGCATAAGACAATGACAACAAAAGCAGATTTAGTTGCTCAATGCAAAGAAGAAAATCCAACTATGACGGCACTTATTAACGGCGTTGAAACGCTGTTATCAGATGCTGAATATGAAGCGGCGTGTGCTAACTGGGCTGAAATGCGTATTGCTCAAATTGCTAATGAAGATGCTAAGGCACAAGTAGCAACCGATAAGGCAGCACTACTTGCCCGCCTTGGTATTACTGCAGACGAAGCCAAGTTACTTCTAGGAGGTATATAATGGCTAAATTAATTAAAGTATGGGATGGAAGTGCTTGGCAGACTGTCGGCACCGCCTCAACTATTGGTGCACAGGGAACTACTGGAACACAGGGAACACTTGGCACACAGGGCTCTACGGGCGCACAGGGCACAACTGGAGCACAGGGTACAACTGGCGCACAGGGTGCAACTGGTACACAAGGAACGGCGGGAACCCAGGGTACAACTGGAGCTACAGGCCCAGCATCTATAACATCTAGCGCTATTTCAACAGATCAAACACTTGTATCAGGATATAGATATTTAGTTACTACAACATCTGCAAGATCTCTAACATTACCCGCATCCCCTGCAGTTGGAGATGCAATTGAAATTTTTGATGCAACAGGAACGGCGGGAACAAATAATATTACTCTATTATCAAATAGTTTAAAGATCAATGGAAGTGTACAAAGTGCTATAATAGATGTTAATGGCGGAGCAGCAATATTTGTATACACAGGCTCAACATATGGATGGAGAATGGGATAATGCCAGTTAATTTATCAACTTTAGGAGCTTCTTTTACTGCAATTCAACCTACACTTAAGCATACAGTAACATCAACACAAACACTGTCTATTGCAGCAGGAACTTCTGTATTATATTATGTAATGATTGGCGGCGGTGGTGGCGGAGCAAGTGGTGGTATTGCATCAGCAGCAAATGGCACTAGCACTGGTAATGGATGTAACGGTGGCTCAGGCGGCGGATCTGGAAATGTTACGTTTGGTATAGTAAGTTCACCATCAACATCGATAGCAGTAGTTATTGGTGCAGGTGGCGCAGGTGGCGTAGCCAGAACTCGTACTACATCAGGCGGCCAAGGTGGCGATACTGGTGCTGCTGGGTCAGCTGGTGGAACAACAATGTTTGTTGGCGCAGGAGCAACTGGAGGAAGCGGTGGTATCAACAGTAGCAATAGTGGTTCTTCAGGAAACATTGGTGCTGCTGGAGGTTCTGGAGGTGGAGGTTCTCCTGGATTTGGAGGCCAATATGGACAGGGATCTAGAAATGGTGGCGTTGGAGGAACATTAGGAAGTAATGGCATCACAACAACTGGAGGATATAGTGGTTCAGACATTGCTGGAGGTACTGGATCAACAAATGCAATGAGTGGTGGAGGCGGCGGGGGCGGCGGTAGCGCACCAAGAATTTATGCGGCAAATAACTATGGTTCTGGAACTGGCGGTGCTGGCGGTGCAGCATCAGCATTTTGCGGTGCTGGCGGTGCTGGCGGTGCTGGAGCATCAGGCACTACTAGCGCAGCAGTTACAGCAACTAGCGGAACTGCTGGCTCAGCACCTGGAGGAGGAGGCGGTGGTGGTGGTGCTGCAACCCATGCAGTAACTGGATCTCCAACAATTACAACAACTAGTGGTGCAGGTGGCGCTGGTGGCAATGGAAGAGTATTGGTATTTTACTAATGTGGGCAATACTATTTAATAAAAAAGTTATTGGGTGTTCTTTTAACTTAGAAGACAAAAATTTAAAAGAATACACAGGGTGTGAATTTATTGAAATGACAGAAAAAAATAGTCCAGCAACAGTTGGAAATTATTACAATGGTCTAAAATTTATAGACAGAACGGAACTAATATGAAAAACTTTGCAGTGCTTAATGGGAATAAGGTACAAAATATTATTGTTTGTGAATCAGAAGAACTGGCCACAGAAGTTACTGGTTTAACATGTATTGATGTAACAGATAACATAGATGCCAGTATTGAAAAATATTTTATTAATAATAATTTTCTTACTCAAGAAGAATATGATGTTTTTTTAGAAGAAAAAAGAATTTTAGATAGAGAACACAACGAATCCTTAAAACCTATTAATTAAAATTAATTATGGAAAAAAACTATTATTTTTTATCTGGGCTTCCTAGAAGTGGAAATACCTTATTATCTGCACTCCTTAATCAAAATCCAGAAATATACAGCAGCCCAATAAGCCCAGTTGCTACATATATGTCTGAGCTATCTAAATATTCATTTATTGAGCAATCAGCAAGAAATAAAGAATATTCTTATCGAACAGACAATGTGATTAAAGAAGTAATAAATAGTTTCTACAGCGATGTAGATAAAAAACATATAATAGATAGGGAAAGAACCTGGGGTCTTCCTGATAACTTAGATCTAATAAAAAAACACATAACTCCAACACCTAAAATTATTTTTACGGTAAGAGATATTTTAGAAATTATTGCTTCTTTTATTTTACTAGATGAAAATTTTTTAAAAAATGAAGCATTTAAAAAAAACCACATATCATTTTCATATAGGTCAGCTTTAGATGTAGCTTGTGATTCTTATATGTCATTAGATGGAAAAATGGATTATGCCTTAAACGCATTGTCCTCAGCCTTTGCCCCAGAAAATAAAGGCATGTTTCATATAGTTGAATATAATGATTTAGTTTTAAACCCAGAAAAAACAATGAAAGATATTTACAATTTTTTAGAAATTGATGCCTTTGAACACAACTTTAATAAAATTGAAAAGGTAGAAACAGACGATGATCTTGCAGTTGGACTACCAAAAGACCTACATTCTATAAAAGAAACGCTATCAAAATCCTTAACTAATTCCGATATATTGTCTGACTATATTAGACATAAATACTCTAATATGGAGTTTTGGCGTACCGATTCATTAATGAAAATATACGGCAAAGATTTTACAATTTTTTAAAAATAACCTTCTTTAGGCTTAAATGCTTAATAAGAGATATTTGATATAATAGAGATATATACACAGGAGGTACTACCATGGCACATTGGGCCGAATTAGATGAAAACAATATTGTGACAAGAGTCCTTGTTGGATCAAATGATGATCCAGATGAAGGATATCAATGGTTAATTGATAACTTGGGCGGAACTTGGGTAAAGACTTCATATAATGCAGTTGCAGGAAAACGTAGAAATCCTGATACAAATGAGATTACAAATGAAGCAGGATTTAGAAAGAATTATGCAGGTATTGGATATTTATATGATGCAACAAAAGATGCATTTATTCCACCAAAGCAGTTTGCTTCATGGGTTTTAAATGAAGAAACATGTATATGGCAAGCTCCAATTGCAAGACCAACTACAGAAGGCAAAATGTATCTATGGAATGAAGAAACAGTTTCATGGGACGAGTTTGATCTAGTTTAATAAATAAATTAGGAGTTAGTGACTAACTTTGGCAGATAAAAATTTTAAAGTAAAGACTAGCATAACTAGTCCAACTCCTATTGCCCTCACAGAGGGCGGAACAGGACAAACTTCTGCTAATAATGCTTTAAATGCAATATTGCCAGTTCAAACATCTGCAGCTAATAAATTTTTACAGTCAGATGGAACATCTACATCTTGGGTTGCTGCAGCAGTTGTAAATAATGCTACATTTACTGGATCTTCAATTGTTATCCCATCTGGAACAACCGCCGAAAGACCAGCATCTCCAGTAACTGGAGCAATTAGATTAAATACAACATCTGGAACATTAGAGTTTTATACAGGCACTGCATGGGGATCGATTGCTACTTTTCCACAACCACCAACATCACTTGTTGCAACAAATGTTGGCACATCTCGTGCATATAATAATGCATCAGCATCTGTAGCATTTACTACAGCAGCTGCAGATGGTGGATCAACAATTACTGGATATACAATTACATCAAATCCAGGTTCATTTACTGCAACGGGTTCAACATCTCCAATAGTCGTAACAGGATTACAATCAGCTACTTCATATACATTTACTGGTACAGCAACAAATTCAATTGGTTTAAGCACAGTGTCTTCAGCCTCATCTAGTATTACCGCTACTACTGTTCCACAAGCTCCTACTATTGGAACTGCAACTGGTGGTACAGTAGGGGTTGTCTCAGTGCCATTTACAACAAACGCTACAGGTGGCTCTGCAATCACTGGTTATACAGTTACTTCATCTTCAGGCGTTACTGCTACTGGTGCATCTTCTCCTATTACCATAACTGAAACTGTTGGTGGCACATATACCTATACAGTCGTAGCAACTAACGCTAATGGTAACTCTGCAGCATCTGCTGCTTCTAACTCTGTAACATCATCATTTACTTTCTCTGTTGATTACCTTGTTGTAGCAGGTGGAGGAGGAGCAGGAGGTGGACTATATAATTCCAAATATCCTAGCGGTAACGCTGGTGGTGGCGGTGCTGGTGGTCTGCGTTCAAGTGTTTCCCCAACTGGAGGTGGAGGCAGTGCTGAATCAACTTTAACATTAACTCCAGGAATTAATTATGCGGTAACAGTAGGAGCAGGTGGCACGGGTACTGCTGGCAACGGTTCTGGATTCGGTGGCGATGGAACTAATTCTTCATTTAGCGGAAGTGGTATTTCAACAATAACCTCTACTGGTGGTGGTGGTTCGGTTAATTACAATACGTCACCATCACGAAACGGAGGAAGCGGTGGTGGCGGTAGCGCTGGTGGAGGAGGACAAGCTGGTTCGGGAACTTCAGGACAAGGATATGGTGGCGGTAACAAAAATCAATCCTCAGGTGGCGGTGGTGGCGCAGGAGGAGGGGGAGCAACTGGTAGACCTGCTGGAAGTAGCGCAGGAGGAGTTGGTGTTTCCAACAATATAAGTGGGTCATCTATATTTTATGCGGGTGGCGGGGGTGGCGGTGCCGATGATTCAGGTGGATCTGGTGGTAATGGTGGTGGAGGTGGAGGTGCGAGGGTCAATGGTGGTTATTCAGCGGGTAATGGAGGAACCAATTTAGGTGGCGGTGCTGGTGGTGGCGCAGGCAGTACTAATCCTAGTCAGGTTAATGGAGGAAATGGTGGAAGCGGTGTTGTAATACTTCGTTACCCAAATACTAAAACAATTACAATTGGTGCAGGATTAACAGGATCAACTGTAACCTCTGGAATCTACAAGGTGACAACAATTACTGCTGGCACTGGAAATGTGAGTTGGTAAAATGGCACACTACGCTTTTTTAGATGAAAACAATATCGTTACAGAAGTTATTGTAGGTATTAATGAGACAGAACTTATTGAAGGTTTAGATACAGAAATTTGGTACGGAAACTTCCGTGGCCAGGTATGCAAGCGTACCTCTTACAATGGCAACATTCGCAAGAACTACGCTGGTATTGGCTACACCTACGATGAAGATAGAGACGCATTTATATCGCCAAAACCCAAAGAATACCCTTCTTGGATATTAGATAATAATATATGTAACTGGATACCACCAATTCCAAAACCTGACTCGGGTCTCTGGGAATGGGATGAAGAAACAATTTCTTGGAAAGAGCAAGATCCTGAGTGAGAGATCTTTTAATTACCACAGGATTTCCTCGCAGTGGTAACACATATTTAAATTATTCTTTTAGATCCTTGTATTACCCTGAAGAAAATACAAGACTTAATGCCCATAGCGTTTCTTATATGGAAAAACATGATCATTTATTTGTACCGTTTCGCAACCCGCAGGACAGCATATTATCTTGGCACAACTATCCATCAAATGGTCAATTAGAAGAAGACATAAAATACTATATTAGATTTTATAGTCATGTAATGAATAACTTAAACAAAGTAACACTTATGAATTTTGATTACTTTACTAAAGATCTAGAGTATATAAAAAACAAAGTTAAAGGGTCTATAGGCATTGAAAGTGTATATGATGTCAGTGATGAAGAAATAAAAAGATGTATGCTAAACGACAAAAAAAATAAAAATCTTCCCTTACCAGTTATTAATGATATTTCTATAATTAAAGAGACATTGTTAAATACAGAAAGCTTTAAAGAATGCCTTGTTATATATAATAATTTATTAAAGGCTAGCTCTTAGATATGCTAGACACTATTACATATAAATGATACAATGGCTTTATGTCAAAAACAATTCATTATTTAGCAGGGCTTCCAAGAAGTGGAAATACTTTACTTTCCTCCCTATTAAATCAAAATCCTGATTTTTATAGTAGCCCATTAAGCTCACTTAGTGAAATTGTATATAGAGCTCATGAAGTATTATTGCATGAAGAGCAGGCTAATAGAAGCTTAGAAGATAAAGAAAGATTAAAATCAATTATTCATAATATGCCTCAATATTACTATAAAGGAATAGATAAACCAATAATTTTTGATCGTGAAAAAGCATGGGGTACTCCGTATAATATGCAATTGATTAAATATTTAATTAATCCTAACCCAAAAGTATTATTTACTGTCAGAGATATTACAGAAATTATATCTTCATATATATTGTTAAATTCTGAAAAAATGAAAAACGATTTTTATAATGCAGACTTTTATCCTAGATTTTATTTAAATGAGCAGGATGCATTTTGTGAATTTATTATGAGGCCAGGTGGAGATTTAGATAAAGTAATTCTTTCTGCTTCTTCTGCAATTAACCCTGACTATAAAGATAATCTACATTTAATTGAGTATAATGATTTAGTCTTAAAACCAGAATTAACTATGAAAAAGATATATGACTTTTTAGAGTTAAAACCATTTAAACACAACTTTGATAAGATTAAAAAATTAGAAGAAGATTTTGATGAACACATAGGATTTCCAAAAAATATGCATGATGTAAGGTCAAAATTAGGATTTTCTAAAAATAATGCAAAAGAAATACTTTCTGAATACATATACAATAAGTACTCAGGAATGGAATTTTGGAGAGAAGACTCTAAAATTATAACAAAGGAAATGTAATTATGATCATTCAAATTATGGGACTTCCAGGCTCTGGAAAAACGGAACTAGCAAAAGCACTCAAAGAGCGTATTAATGCTATACATCTTAATGCAGATGAGGTACGTGCAACAGTTAACTCGGATCTTGGTTTTAGCCCAGAAGATCGTTTAGAGCAAGCACGACGTATGGGAGAGATGGCAAGACTAATTGCTAAGCAAGGCGTTGCTCCAGTAATAGTAGATTTTATATGTCCTACTGATTTAACTCGTACCGCTTTTGGTAAGCCAGATATCTTGGTATTTATGGATACAATTGCTGACGGTAGATTTGAAGATACAAATAGAATGTTTGAACGTCCTGATAATGCTGATGTATCATTTATTAGCCATAACTTAGATGCAGAAGAAAAAACATCTCATATAATTGACAAGTTTAGTCTTCACGATTGGTCAGCTCCAACAACTCTAATGCTTGGCCGATATCAGCCATGGCATGAAGGACACCATGCTCTTTATAAAGAGGCGGGGAAAAGAACAGACCAGGTACTTCTTGGTGTTCGTAACACATACAACACAAGCGAAAAGGATCCACTTAAGTTTGATCAGGTAAAAGAATACATTGCCAAGGACGAATTTATGGACGGTGCATTAGTATTAAGACTACCAAACATCACTAATATTGTATACGGTAGAGATGTAGGATACAAGATTGAACAAGTAGATTTGGGGGCAGACATTCATGCTATTTCGGCTACTGAAAAACGCAAGCAGTTGGGTATTTAAACAATTAGAAAAATCAGGAAAAGCAATGAATGATGCTGAAGACCGAATGGTAGCAGCAATGTTTAAGAAGAAAGATAAAGATGACAGTAACTAGGGCCAGATCTTTTGCCAAGGCATTAAGTTATCGCATATGGGGAACACTTTCTTCATTTGTTGTTGCCTATGTTATAACAAGAAGTGCCAGCCTGTCAGGTGCAATTGCCTTTTGGGAAACGGTAGTTAAAGTATTTATCTACTACGCACATGAGCGTGGCTGGAATAAGGTTAAATGGGGCAGGAAAGCTTAATAATACTTTTCTGATATAATTATCATATACCAATAGGGGATATGTGAACCAAATTGTCAAATAAAGATTTCAAGGTTAAGAATAAACTACAAGTAGGCGGAATCCTTGCGTCAGGTCCAGTTGTTTCAGATGCATATGGAAATCTAGATTCAACCTCTTCAATTGCAACACAATACGGCGGAACAGGAACAACAACCTCTCCTACATCAGGACAAATACTATATTCATCTGCTGGTACTACTTATGCCCCCGCAACATTAGCAGGGCTACCTGGAACATATGCGGTAGGTAATACTGCATCTCGTCCAGGATCTCCATCATTAGGACAAATTTATTCAAATACAGAAACTGGTTATATTGAAGTTTACACATCTTCAGGTTGGTCACAACTTGGAGTTATTCCTTTAACCCCTACAATTGGATCTGCAACAAATGTTGGTACATCTCGTGCATATAATAATGGAGCAGCAACAGTTGCATTTACACCAGCAGCTGGTGGAGGCCTTGCGTCAACGTATACTGCAACATCTTCTCCTGGAGGATTTACTGGATCAGCATCTTCTTCGCCAGTAACTGTTACTGGTTTATTATCTGCAACAGCATATACTTTTACAGTAATTGCAACAAATGGTTATGGAAATGCTACAGCAACATCACCAACATCTTCAATAACTGCAACAACAGTTCCACAAGCTCCAACTATTGGGGCTGTCACAGATAGAGTTTCTTCAGCTGGAGCAGTTAACGTAGCATTTACTACTAATGCTACTGGAGGATCAGCAATTACTGGATACACCGCAACATCTTCTCCTGGAGGAATAACAGGAACTGGTAGCTCATCTCCAATAATTGTTTCAGGATTAACAGTTGGTACAGCTTATACATTTACAGTTACAGCAACAAATGCTAATGGAACTTCTGCATCATCTAGTGCATCATCATCTGTAACACCAACAGCATTTATTGCAACTGGTGGAACAGAAACAACAGTAGGTTCATATAAAATACATACTTTTACAGGCAATGGAACATTTGCTGTTAGTGCTGGATCTAAATCTGTAGAATATTTAATTGTTGGTGGTGGTGGACATTCAAATGGAACATGTTGTAATGGCGGCGGTGGAGGCGGCGGAGTTTTAACTGGATCTTCTAGTATTTCATCTGGAGCTTCTTTACCAGTAGTAGTTGGTGGTGCTGGGGCAAAGAATAGTGGCAGGGCACCAGATTCTTCATGGAATTCAATTACAGCACTTGGAGGCGGATATGGTGGATACAGTAACAATAATGGCGGAGCTGGAGGTTCCTCTGGAGGTGATTCGGAAACTGGACGTAGCACAGGTACAGCTGGAACATCAGGTCAAGGAAATGCTGGAGGTGGAAGCCAGAGTAGATCTGGTATGCCAGGCGGTGGCGGAGGAGGCGGAGGAAAGGCAACTGCTGGAAGCCTAGGATATAATGAATATGGCGGTGGAAATGGGTATGGAGGCGCTGGAGGAAATGGAACGGCTTATGATTATTCTGGAACATCTGTTTATTATGGTGCTGGCGGCGGTGGTGGAGCATGGTATGGATATCAAATAGGTGCCGATGGAACAGGAAATAGTAGTGGTGCTGCAAATAGAGGTTCAGGCGCTCAAGGTAATAGCGCAATTAATGGAGGCGGACATGATCCTGGATCAGGAATAGTTATTTTGAGGTATATTAACTAATGGCAGATAAAGATTTCAAGATCAAAAATAAGTTAGTTGTAAATGGACTAACTGGTGGTGCTGGACCACTTATTTCAGACTCCAATAAAGCAATTGATTCAACTCCTTATATTACTGCAACATATGGCGGAACAGGAACAACAACAGCCCCATCTGCAGGTCAAGTATTATATAGTGCAAGTGGTACAACATACACACCAACAGATTCAACATCATTACCTGGAACTTATTCTAAAGGAAATACTGCTTCCCGCCCAGTTTCACCTGCATTAGGCGATATTTACTCAAATACCCAAACTGGATATATTGAAGTTTATACTTCTGCAGGATGGTCACAACTTGGTGTAATTCCAACTTCTGCAACATCTGCAACAGCAACAGACGTTGGTACATCACGAGCATATAATAATGGCGCAGCATCAGTTGCATTTACTGCAGGTTCTGGTGGAGGATTAGCATCAAGTTTTACAGCAACATCAACAACTGGTGGATACTCTGCATCTGGATCTTCTTCACCAATTGTAGTTACTGGAATTCCTTCCAATACAGCATTAACTTTTACAGTAACAGCAACTAATGGATATGGAAATGCTTTAGCTTCTGCTGCTTCAGCATCAGCAACAATAACAACAATTCCACAAGCGGCAACAATTGGAACAGCAACCATCGGAGCAATAGGAAGTGGGCAGGCTAGCGTTACATTTACAGCAAATGGAACTGGTGGTAAAACAAATACATATACAGTTACTTCTTCACCAGGAGGCATTACAGCAGCAGGAGCATCTTCACCAATTACTATTACGGGATTAACTAATGGAACACCTTATACTTTTACAGTTACTGCAAGCAATGCAAACGGAACAGCTGATGCTTCATCTGCATCAAATCAAATAACTGTCCCTGTTGCTCCAACAATATCTGGAGGAACACTTTATTCAGATGCAACATATTATTATAGAAAATTTACCTCTAATGGCGCATTAGTTGTATCTAATTCATCAATATCTGCAGATATTTTAGTAATTGCTGGAGGAACTAGTGGTCGTGCTGGAGGCGGTGGAGGAGGAGCAGGTGGAGGAGGAGCAGGTGGATTTATTTATTCAAGTTCATATTCTTTATCACCAGCTTCATATTCAATAACAGTTGGCGGCGGGGGAACAGCAATTAGCGGCAATAACTCTGCTTTTGGAAACCAAGGCACTACTTCTGTTTTTGGAAGTATTACTTCCCCAACATTAGGTGGAATAGGCGGTAGAGATGGAAATCAATCTGGGGGAAACGGTTTTACGGGTGGAGGTGGAGGCGCTTCTCAAACAAATAACGTTCAAAGTTCAGGCGGAACTGGAACTGGAGGAGGAAATGGTGGAAAGGGTGCCAAGGAAAGCGGAGGTGGAGGCGGTGGTGCAGGAGGTGCTGGAGGAGATTCAGCATCAGGCACAACCAGAGTAGCTGGAGGTTCAGGTGGAATTGGAATAAATACATACTCGTCTTGGGCATCAGTAACATCAAGCGGTTCTAGCGGATATTTTATGGGTGGTGGCGGCGGAGGTGGAAGCTCTGGTGGATCTGGAGGAACAGGCGGAGGTGGAACTGGAGCAAGCAATTCATCAAATAGCGCAACAGACGGTACAGCAAATACAGGAAGCGGTGGTGGTGGCGGTGGTGGTGGAACTGCATATTCACCATCTGGAGCAGGCGGATCTGGAATAGTCTTAGTTAGATATACTAAATCACAACTAGGCGGATAAGAAACATTTACAATAACTGCTTTAAATAGTAGAATGGGTACTATGAATCTAGTACAAAAATCAATATCTAATGGAGGAAATTTAGTTCCTCTTATTATTCCCGCCAATATTTCAGACGGAATGGGATTAATGAATCCATCTATTTTTATTGATGATGATGGAGATATTTTAGTAAATATTCGCAGAGTTAACTATACACTTTATCATTCAGAAAAAGATCAAAACTTCTTTAGTCCTTGGGGACCATTGTCATATTTACATCCTGAAAAAGATCAAAGATTAGTTACAACCAACTATCTTTGTTTATTAGATAGTGATTTAAATATAACTAAGTTTACTAAGGTTGACTATTCTAAGTTTGATGTACCTCCAATCTGGGAGTTTGTTGGCGAAGAAGATTGTAGAATTACTCAGTGGGATGGAGACTACTATCTTATTGGTGTTCGCCGTGATACAACTCCAAACGGGCAAGGCCGTATGGAATATTCTAAGATTGAATTAGACAAAGAAAAATGGACTGCAACAGAAATACAGCGTGTAAGAATTCCAGCTCCAATTGATGAGGCAACCTCATATTGTGAAAAAAACTGGATGCCAATACTAGATCAGCCGTATCATTTTGTTAAATGGGCAATGCCTACAGAAGTAGTTAAGGCCAATCCAGATAAGTCAGAATGTGAACAAGTTGTTGTTAAATCTACTCCTGCCGCTCCAATTGATCAAAGAGGCGGAACTAATGTTATTAAATGGGGAGAGTATTATATTACAGTTACACATGAGGTAAAACTGTGGAAGAATTACCTTGAACAAAAAGACTCAATTTATAGACATAGAGTTATTGTATGGGATAAGGATTTCAACTTTGTCGGGCTAAGCAAATCGTTTGCATTCCTTGATACCCCAATTGAGTTTTGCGTAGGTGCAGCAATTAAAAATGATAATTTATTACTAAGCTTTGGCGTTCAGGACAATGCAGCATTTATATTAGAAGTTCCAGCAAATGTTGTAAATGAAATTATTACGGAGGCAATGGCATATGGCAATTAGAGAATTAACAATAGCCCTGGCTTCAGACCCATTTAATGTTCAGATTAATTTTGATCTAGCACAAGCCTACGATGCACAACAGCAATATGCATCTGCAGCTGGCTTTTATTTGAGGGCGGCAGAGTTTGGATACAAGACTCATCCATTAATTACATACACATCATTACTTAGAATGGCTATATGTTGGACACATCAGGGCGATAGAAATAAAACGGTTCATAATAATATCATGCAAGCAATAGCATATTTGCCAAATAGACCAGAGGCTTATTTTCTTTTATCAAGAATCAACGAACGCAATAAGATGTATCAAGACTGCTACACATTTGCTGAAATGGGATTACTGTATGCCACACATACTTTCCAACAACCACTTCCAGGATATGTTGATTATAATGGCGCATACTGCCTAATGTTTGAAAAAGCGGTGTCAGGATGGTGGCTTGGCAAAAAGGAAGAAAGCAAGTCCTTATTCCAACACTTATTAGATGACCATAAAATGGCTCCAGAATATGTTACTGGATGTATTAACAATTTGAAGTTGTACTAATATGTTTCCTAATTGGTTTAAAGATGTAGAAAAGTATTTCCGCCATGTGCCAAATGAGCCACTTCGTGCTTTGCAAATTGGCACATATACTGGAGATGCTACAGAATGGCTATTAAGTAACAGAGAAATACAATATCTTCATGATGTAGATACTTGGGGCGGAAGCGAAGAAGTTGCTCATGAATCATTAGATTTTAATTCAGTAGAAAGCTACTATGACTCTAGGTTTAATGATACTCGTATTTATAAATACAAAATGACAAGCGACGAGTACTTTGCTTCAAATAAATCACAGTTTAATTTTATATACATTGATGGAGATCATACAGCATTACAGACATCACTAGATGGATTAAATGCATTTAGATTGCTTGAATCAGGCGGTGTAATGGCTTTTGATGATTACCTATGGAACTACAATGGCAACCGCTTCTTAGAGCCTAAGAGAGGCGTTGACGGCTTCCTAGAGGTATGTAAGGATCAGTACACGGTCATAGAGTCTGGATATCAAATGTGGATTAAGAAATGTTAGCAAACGCATGTTTTGAAATATTTCATACAGACAGTGGAAATGAATTTAGAAACCAATCTTATAATAATGTTTTAAATGAAATGGCGGGAATACCAAGATTAAGCTCACCTACAATATACTTAAATACAGCAGAAAAGGTAGATGAATTTTTAAACGATACACCTGAATTTAGGGTAAATACTGTAGAAGATTATTGTCAGCCAGGAGAAACATTTCCACCTAGCTCTGGAGTAATTGGTGTATGGGCAAGCAATTACACAGCATATAAAAACTTTTTAGAAACAGACAAGGACATACTTATTTTGTTTGAAGACGACATTGTTCTTAGTAAAAATTTTACAAATATACTAAACTCATATTTAATGGAATTGCCAGAAGGCTGGGAATTTTTTTCACCGTTTGTCCCAGACGACTCTTTCTTTGCCTATAATGAAATGAAACATTCTTTTAATAATGACTACCTTACTTGCCGCTCTTATCAGCAATGGTCATGCGCTACATATGTGGTAAATAGGGTGGGAGCTAAGAGGGCTATAGAAAATATAGAGTCTATGGGAATAACAGCCCCTATTGATTGGTACATATTTAATTTTAGAATGAAGCAAGAAGACAGTCAAATTAGGTTTAACACCTATACAATTAAGCCAAATTCATATAGGCCAGTCAAGCTTTTATTGGAAGCCGCAGCCTATAGCTCAATTCATAAAGGAAGCACTGAGGAGCTTAATAGACTATGACTCTTATAACATTTAAGGTGGTATAATTTTAAAATGGGCTCAACGTCAAAGGGTTTTAGTTTTCCCGCTTATTCAGATCCGCCAGATATTCCTGCGGACATTCAGCTACTTGCACAAAATATTGATACATATCTAACAGCAAATCCAGGCGCACAAGGATCTGCTGGAACGCAGGGTTCTCAAGGCGTAGTTGGACCACAAGGAGTTCAGGGAACTCAAGGTGTTCAAGGAACAACTGGGTCGCAAGGAACGCAAGGAACTACTGGAGCACAAGGAACTATTGGTGCACAAGGTGTTCAAGGGTCTGTTGGCGCACAAGGTGTTCAAGGATCTCTTGGTGCACAAGGTGTTCAAGGAGCTACTGGCGCACAAGGATTGATTGGAACACAGGGATCTTTAGGTACACAAGGATCTGCTGGAACGGGCGTAAATATTTTAGGTACGTATGCAACTTTAGGTGCATTACAATCTGCTCACCCAACAGGAACACTTGGCGATGGATATTTAATTGGATTAAATCTTTATGTTTGGACTGGCTCCCAATGGACAGATTCTGGTCCAGTTCAAGGACCGCAAGGAACTACTGGCGTACAAGGAACTATTGGTGCACAAGGTGCAGTTGGAACACAAGGCGCAGTTGGAACACAGGGTTCAGTTGGTGCACAAGGAACTGATGGCGCACAAGGAACTACTGGCGTACAAGGAACTACTGGTGCACAAGGTGCAGTTGGAACACAAGGCGCAGTTGGAACACAGGGTTCAGTTGGTGCACAAGGAACTACTGGCGCACAAGGAACTACTGGAGCACAAGGAACTACTGGCGCACAAGGCACAGTTGGAACACAAGGAACTTTAGGCGCAACTGGAACAATACAGACTAACTCGGCGGTAGTTGGATTAATTGAAACAGCAAATGTAGTTGCAGCAGCAACATCTTCAACAATAAATATGGATGTCACTACTTCAAGCGTTTGGTATTATACAACAGGTTCAACAAGTGCATTTACTTTAAATGTTAGAGGAAGCTCTGGAACAACACTTAACTCATTATTAACTACTGGACAATCAATTACCATTGCATTTTTAAATACAACTGGAGCCTCAACAGCATCTTATCCATCAACATTTCAAATTGATGGATCTACTCAAGGTAGCATCAAGTGGTTAAATGGAACGGCACCAACAGTTGGCAATGCTTCATCAATAGATTCTTATATCTACACAATACTTAAAACAGCATCTGCAACATATACTGTATTCGGATCACAAACTAAATACGCATAAGGGGCGGAAAATAAATGCCATTATTCCAATCGCTAGCTAGTTTATCCGCAAGAGGTTTAGTAAAAGTGGGAGCAAGTAAACCATCTGCTCCATCAATTACATCTGTATCAGTAATAAACTCTACTTCAATAACATTAAACTACACACTTGGAAATGCTAATGGGTCTCCAATTACAACAATTGCAATTACATCATCCCCTTCAATAGCCCTTACTTACACAAATACAGACTTAGATGGATCCTTAACAGTTACTGGTACCTTTGTAGCAAATCAGGCATATACATTTACAATGACATCAACAAATGCTTTTGGTACAAGCGATTCAAGCTCCTCATCAAGCTCATTAACTCCGCTTGCTGCAGCCACAGTAACTGGTGGAACATTATCTTCAGATGCCACATATTACTATAGAGCATTTACGGCTAATGGCACATTTGCAGTTTCTAATTTAGCAATAAATGCTGATGTTTTAATTATTGCTGGTGGAGCTGGAGGAGGAACATACTTTGGAGGAGGCGGAGGAGCTGGAGGAGTTGTTCTTTCTTCTCAATCTTCATTGTTGGGATCAACAGCAATAGTAGTTGGTGGAGGTGGAGTTGGCGGTGCGGGAACAAGTCAAGTTGGAGGAAATGGAATAGCATCATCATTTGGATCTGTTTCTGCTTCTGGAGGTGGAGGTGGCGGTGCTGGAAATGCAACCGTTGATGGTTCTTATGAAAAAGGTGTAAACGGAGGATCTGGTGGTGGTGGAGCTTCAAATAGCATTGTAAACGTTTTTAGTCTAGGTGGTGTTGCAACTCCCGCTGGACAAGGAAATAATGGAGGCAGGGGATATAGAAGCTCTACTCCAGTTTCAACTGGAATTGGTTCTGGTGGAGGCGGAGGAGCTGGTACAGCTGGAAGCGATTGGCCATCTATGAATGGAGGCTCTGGAACTGGGTCTTATTCAGCATGGGCCTCTGCTACATCAACTGGATCTGGCGGTTACTACGCAGGAGGCGGATCTGGTTTTGGAGGATATAGTTCTTCTGGAGCTCTTATTCAGCCAACACAAGCTTATAGTCTTGGAGGCGGAGGATATGTAACATATTCTTCAATAACAAGAAGCGGTTTAGTAAATACTGGATCTGGAGGTTCTGGAGGTTTTACGGATCTAGCTAACGGTGGCTCTGGTATAGTAATTGTTAGATATCTTAAATCTGCGGTAGGTGGATAATGTCATATAAATCTATAGTTCTTTCTGACTACCCTATTGGATATTATCCCTTAGATGATATAACAACAGTTGATGTAACTGACTATACAACTTTAGTAGATGACTATGCTACATATCAGGATATATTAGATGACACATCATTAACTTCTTATGCAAGTATTTATGGAGACATTGCATATGATCACTCTGGATGTGAAAATGATGCAGTATATGGCGGGGATCCAATAAGTCAAATTCTTCCAATAACAATTGGTAATTCAAGAGCAACAAAGATAGGTAATGCAAACTCTATACAGTACTCATTTTTAAATGACTATACAGCTTCTCAAACTTCCAGCCAATTTGCAACAATATATTCTTCAGATAATGATTTCACACTTGAAGCCTGGATACATCCAGTCTTTACTACAAATGGACTAACAAGCATTCTAGCAGATTCAGATGAGGCTATTGGCATATTCTATGATAATGAAAATATTGTTTTTAAAGTACAGGCCGAATATGTAGAACATACTCTACCTTACACAGATAAGGTTATTCATATTGTAGGCATATATAGCCCTACATTGCTATCTCTTTACATAGATGGGGTTTTAGTAAATACATCTACAATTTCTAATTTTCAATTTAGCAACACCGCCCTTGAATTATCAAGTGGCCCAACAACAGATGCAGGAGACTCCTTCTTAATAAACAGCGTTGCTGTATACAGATATAGCCTATCTCAATCTCAGATTCAAAATCATTATAATCAAAATATAGGCCCTGCCCCAATTCAAATTGTAGATCCAGACAACGGTGAGCTATTTGAGTTATATGACGAAAATATTTCAACACAGTTTATTTATTCATACCCTGGAAACAAATCATGGGATTACTTCATTACTGATGATTTATATTATAGTGATGCAGAACAATCCTTGTCTATTAAAAAATCAACTGGCTCTAAAACAGTTGTGCTTACAGATTATATTTCTTTACCCTATGCCGCCGTTTTAGATTCTTCAAAAATTGAGTGGGACGGAACAAGTGGAATAACAGTAGAAGTTTCAGTAGATGGCACAACATATCAAGCATGCCAAAATGGACAGAAGATTCCACAATTCACAATTGCAAGCTTTAATGGCAATAAGCAAATCTATTTAAAGATAACTTTAGCAACAACAGATAGCAGCAAATATTTGCCTAAGATATCTACCCTTCAAATTAAATTCTATAATAATCAAATTGCATATGCTTCAAATAGCTCTAGCTATATTTCTACATTAGAGGGTCTTGCTGGAGTCTCAGTATATGATATAACAATTGGAAACAACAAGCATCCAATTCTTTCAAGAAATGCCAGAAATGGAATAAGAACAATTCAAAGCTCTGGATTTTATATCAATACAACCTCCTCAGTTAGTACATTAGAATTTTTCTATACTCCCTATGCATTGACAGTCAGCGGTTTAATATCAACAGCATCTAGTGGATCATATGCTGCCTCAAATTATTCATGGAATGGCGGCGGAACAATAAGCAAAACTAATATATCTGCAATATATGTAAACAACGTAGATAAGTCGGCAGAAACAGATGTTTCAAATATATTTAAATTGGGACAAATGCACCATGTTGTAATTGTTTTTACTGCTGCGGTTAGCGGGCAAATAAAGATTGCACATTCCTCATCTGGCTCAGTTCCTGCCTTATTTCAAAACTTAGCTCTATATCCAAGCCAATTTACATTGTCAAAAGCATCTGAGCACCATGACCTGTATGTATATGGATCTACTTCTACGGTAGCGGATGATAATTCTCCGTCCATAACCGTGACAGAAAACTCCGTAGACTACTATGACAATGACTGGGTTGTAATCCAAAACACATAATTTTGTCACGTAGCCTGACAAAAAGCTGGACTTTGATACCAAAGAATGGTAAAATAAAATACTATGGAGATTAAAAAAGTCAATCAGACAGTAATTGAGGAAACCACGCTTGGAATCTATGTCTGGGAAATGCCAGACGGAAGATGGATTGGCGATGATGAGGGCAATTACTTATCGATAGCATCACATAAAGGCAATAAGGCAAACATGGCGGCATTGGCATCAGAGGTTTCATCCTTTGGAATTGATGTTGGTCAGCCTAAATTTTTATCCAGTAGACGTAAGATTGATGATGAACAGTTTGAGTATCAAAAGGCAAGGCTTGATCAAGGATTAATTCCTGACCCATTTGATATTGGAAATTACAAAGATGAGCTAGCGGCTTATAATAAAAAGAATCCAACAATAGGTGGACCAGGGAGATAATCATGGAGTTTATTCAAGATAACGATTCGGAGTCAACAGATAGAATTCAAATTTCTTCTGCCTCTGATTTATTTCAATTAAAGAAGGAAAAGGATTACTCGGATCCTTTTATGATTGAAGAAGATGACTTAAGAAAAGTATCTGGATTAAGTTCTACTTTCCGCCGTAAGATGGGAAGAGAGTTCTCTAAAGCGTTTGCGGGTAGAGAAGGAACTGGAACACAGCAAAATCTATTGCAACAGGCTGTTACTGGATATGCAATGTTCGACCTTGTTGAACCACCATATAACCAAGAATACCTTTCAAGAATTTATGAAATCTCAACTTATAACTATGCAGCAATTAATGCTAAGGTAGCAAACATTGTTGGATTAGGCTATG